CAGGCACACACCGGCGGCCCGTTCTAGCAGGTAGTCGCATTGTTTAACGTCGCTAGGCACGGGCTTTGTTCGTCGCTAGCATCCACGCCATGCGATCCGGCCACGCGGCCGCGCTCGCCGTCGCTAGCGACGTCGTATCACTAACGCCGTTCGCCGCTAGTTTCCTACCGCTCACAATTCCGCCACAATTATTTCGTGGTGCGTTTCCGCTGGTAGCGTGGCCTTTTCCTCGTCGCTAGCGAAAATTCTCGTTGACACGTCGCTAGACCCGGTGGAATGATTTAGCCAGCGACACGGAGCGACACGTTAACGACTCCGGCAGTCTTTCTCAGCGCCCTTTAGCGCTTCAATCTTTTAATTACTTCGCGGCACAGTCCGCACACCTTCACACACTCCCCTCGGCACTCAGAGCCGCGCACCTTGAGAACCGCATAACCCTCGCAGCCCGCTCCAGATCCACCGGCTGAGCCGCAACGCTCCCAGGGCGACGGCATGCCGCATAGCGAGACATAGGCCGGATAGATCGGCTCAACGGGCCACGCGAGGGAGCACCAAGCCGAACACGGCACGGAGGGAGGTGAGCAACATGCCGAACTTTGCCGAGTTCATAGCGTCGGCAATCGCCGACGTTGCGGCCCAGGCCCTAGGCGACGCGATCGCGAAAGCGGTAGCGCGGGCCTTCGCCGCAAAGGAAAAGCGCCCCCATAGGTGCACAAGGTACCAGCCCAAACACCTAAGGAAGCGCTAAACAACTGGGCGCAGGTTTCGCCGCCTGCGTCCTACTAGATCCATTTTAGCAGGAGGTGAGCACGAATGCGTCAATTCCTGGCCGCGCTGGTCGCGTCTCTGATCGTCTCCACAATCCGCGAGATCTTCCGCAAGTAGCCCGAACCCAAGCACCACCCCAAACACAACAACCGAGAAGGGAAACACCATGAACGAGAACATCACCGTAGCCCGCCCCGTCTTCTACGACTCCATGAACGCCGCAGCCCGCAGGGACTTCCGCCGCCGCGCCGCTGCTTGGGACCTCGCGAACAAGACCGGCGAGCCGACCGAGGATTACATCGACGAATGCGCCGCCATGCTCGCGAGCATCCGCCGCTGGGGCAACCGCCGCGCCGCAGCCTGGGAGCGCGCTAACACCGAGGGCTATCCCGCCGCTGCCATCGCCCGCGACGAGCACGCAGAGGAAACCGGCCTGAACAGGCTTAACGCCTGGCTTAATCCGCGCGGCCTTCACCTCGCCTTCTATGGGCTTTACCCAACGCTCGAGGACGAGGACCGCCGCAGCCTCGATCTGGCTTGGTAGGAGGTCCCGCAATGCGTATCGACTTTGAGTCAATCGTCATACTGGCCGGAGTTTACTGGATGCTTTACGCAGCCTTTACCCAGCTCCCCGCCGAGTACGACCGCAAGAACACCATCAACCGCAGGAGGTACTAGCAATGGCCGCCTTCACCTACGACCTCAAGAACTTCGACCTGCTTGGATCCGATGACTGCCCGGAGCGCGTGGAGTTCTCCGTCTCGGACGGAACCGAAACGCTCACGTTCTACACGAACAAGCAGGCCGAGGGGCTTTTCACTAAGCACGGAAACGACTACCGCCAGTGCCTCGGAACCTGCCAGTTCAGACTCCCGCAGTCCAAGGGCGGGGCGCGCCGAATGCTCAAGCGCAGATTCGACGAGCTTTGCCGCTGCGCCGCAGTGAGGATCTAACAACACAAAAAGGCCGCTGGTAGCACCACCTACCAGCGGCCCAACCGAAAGGGCATGAAATGAAAAAGCAGGCTAGCACGATCCCATTCCAGGCCACCGCCAAATACTACCGCAGGACAACCGCGAAGCGCTGCCAGTACTGGGACGGATCCACAAACGACAAGGGCTGCGCGATCCTCCCGGACAAGGTTGTCCCCGCGATGGTCACTCGTTGGGGCTACCAGCCCAGCCGCTACCGCCGACCGAAAGACGCCTATGTCCTCCACACCGGGGAATGGGTCTACGTCGCCGACAAGGTAGCCACCGACGTTGACGTGTACGGCGCGATCTACGGGGGCGCGAGCAAGGGCCACGCGTTCAAGCGCATCGAGGACCGTTGGGTCTACGACCGGCACGTCTCCCAGACCAAGGACGAGGGCCGCGACGTCGTGAAGATCCACATCGTGGACGGGCGCGTGGTCGAGATCGTGTGCACCCAGGGCGAGTTCAAGGGCGCGGATATGCTCGACGGCATGGGCGAGGAGTTCGCGCACTACTACCTGGGCATCCCCTACGCCCCCGCGCCGCTCAGGCCCTACGAGGTGCAGGCCCAGTTGCAGGTCGCATAATCCGGTTATTACAAGCAACGAGCGGGGCCGGGTCTCCGGCCCCCTACGAGAAGGGGCAGCAATGAAGTACACCGAGCCGCAGCACGACCCCGCCTATGATGCCGACTACTACCGCGCCTATGGCATCGACCCGGCAGAGATGGGGATCAAGGCGAGTCCGAAGAAGCTTGAGAAGTGGCCGCAGCGGTGGGACCTCGAAGGCCCCTTCGACATTTGGCGCAAAGGCGAGGACCTCGCGATCATCACCGAGGAGCCGAACGGGCCGCATCCCTGCGCCTACCACATGCGCCGCCGGATCATCTGGGAGGTGTACGAGGTCACCGAGGACGCGGACCTCGCCGAGGTCCTTGAGGGCTACAGGCCCGCCGCAGACCTCACGAAGGACGATCACGAGGAGGTCATCAACATCATCTGCGAGTACAAGGCGTTTGTATGGAGCGGCCACGAGTTAGCCCCGGAGCTGCCCGAGAAGCCCGAGCCCGCCGTGTTCACGCCCATCGAGGACCCAAAGCCCGAGGACCAGAAGCCAAGGCACAGTTTCAAGTTCTTCGGGATCGGAATCACGTTCTAACCACGAACGCCCCTCGAGCCGAAAGGCCCGAGGGGCTTTTTTCATGCCGCGATTCCGAGACGCGCGAACCGCCCTAAAACCGAATGTAAGGCTGGTTTAAGGCACGATAACGCCCGCGCCCTAGCGAGCACCCGCAAGCGAAACGCGAGGGCCTTAAATCGACCCTAAGCACTCCGCGCCTTCCTTGCCCTCTTCTCGGCACCCGTGATGCACTGGGTAAGCCGAGCTATGGCGCAGGCGTTCGCGAACGTCTCCGCGTCGTGGTAGTCCAGTTTCTTTGCCCGGATCACGGCCCAGTCAGCGTTGCTAACGACCGCGAGGTTACCCAGTTCGTCGTTCATCCGGTCGTGGTCGAGATGGATCAGCTTGTGGCCCTCCGGGACGGGGCCAAACTCCTTCTCCCAGGCGATGCGAGCGCGAGGTTTCCAGTTGTCGTGCGCCTTCTTCCCCGAGGGCAAGGGCGCGACCTTGACGAAGACGTAACCGCCGCGCACGGACTCGGAGCCGACCGGGCAGAGCTTGCCGTTCCAGGGCACGTTTCCCGGCTTGAAACACTTGTCGTGGCTGAAACCCGCGTCCGGGAAGTCGGTCCACCGCTTGCCCTTCATGAACGGAACGTTGCCCTTCTTGAACTGGTTGCCGACCGTGCCCGACTTGACCCCGTGGTGCTGCTTGAAGTTCTTCACCTGCCCGACCGTGAGCCTGATGCCGTAGCGCTCCTCGAAAGCCGCGATGCACTCCCAGACCGAGTGGCCCGGAACGAACGCAATCAGCCAGTCGCGCTTCTCAGGCTCGATTGACCACCGGACGGTCACCGACCTTCCCCGCCCTTGCCCGCGAGGAGGTGCGCGACCTTCTGGTTACCGCCGTACTCGGCAGCGAGACGCGCCGCGTCCAGCGTGAGGTTAATCGTGGCGTTGATCTCGTCGGCCACGACACACACCGCCTTGGCCCTAGAGATCTCGAGCGCGAGCGCATCCCCGGTCAAGGAAGGGTCATTCAGGCGCTCGATTTCGTCGAACAAATGCTTGCTTAGATCAGTGACCTGTTGCGGCACACCCATTTACCTGCTCCTATTCGAGTTTTCAAAATACTTTTCAACAAGTTTTCGACAAGTTTTCAACAATCGCACTAGCTACAAGTAAGGTTAACGCTGCTGTACACATAGCTTGTGGCGTTGACGTACGAGCGCCCGCGCCGCGTTTTGCGTGGGACGCAACGCGGGCGCTCTCTGTCTATCTATCTATATATATATGCATGCATCGTGCATGCATCGTGCATGCATCGTGCATGCATCGTGCATGCATCGTGCATGCATCGTGCATGCATCGTGCATGCATCGTGCATGCATCGTGCATAGCTACTTTTGGCCGGACCAACGAGCGATCGCAGCACGCCGACTCCGCTCCTTGGACTTGCCGGAACGCTCCGCGTTGGCGTCCATGCGCGGCGAGGACACAAAGCCGTCGTTGCTTGTAAGAAGCCCAACGGTCAAAAGATCCTCGATGAACTCCGTTGCCTCCTCGGCGCAGTCGAGGTCGAGCAGGACGGCAAGGTTCTCAAGGTCGGTAGTGGTCTTGACCCTGATGCGGTGCCCCGGCTCGGATGCCAAGGCCTCGCAGAGCAGCCACCAGCGGCCATATCCCGCAGCCCCGGTCTTGCGCATGAGCCGCCTGCACTTCGGGTCTCCGGCTGCGTCCGCGTCGTGCGGGAACCACCTTAGCGGCTCGTCCGCGAGGTCTTGGCTATCCGTCATGGCTCCCCCTAGCGCTTGGTTTCCAGCTCGTCGCACAGCTCGTCGTAGTCCGCAGCCGCGCCGTATGCGAGGGCCGCGAAACGGTTGACGCTGAGCGAAACGTACTCCTCGCCAAGGTTGATCCAGCTCTTGGCTTCCTCAACGAGGGCTTCGATGCTAGGGCTAGTCTGTATCAGTTCCATACCTGCACTCCTTAAGGCGCTCGATGCAGTCGATGGCGCAGTCGAGGTCGCGTGCCCCGCCCTTGTCCCAGAACCGCCAGATGTACTTGAACGCGCAGGCCCACCACCAGAGCTGATCCACCTCATGGATGCCGCTTGCCCGCTGCATAGAGAACATCGCCTGGTCGCATGAGATGCCGTCGCCCGCGTAACGCGGCGGGTTAACCTTCTCCATTGGCCTTCTCCTCTTCCTTGATGCGGGCATCGAGCAGCTTGAGGATGGCCGTGCTGTGGAGCTTCATGCCGTACTTGAGCCAGGCCACCTCACCCGCGAGCTTGAGCAGCACGAACGCCGTTACAAGCAACGCGACGGCTAGAATCAGGCTGTTAATCGTGGTCGGGTTCATCAGCCACCTCCGAGATAGTCAGGCGGTACTTCTTGCGGAACTCGACGGGCATGTCGTCGGGCTGAGTAGTGATGAAAAGGCTCACGTGGTCGCCCTCGTCGTGCAAGTCGTAAGTCCTATCGGGCGATGTGATAACCGATACCCTCTGCCACTCAGGAAACAGATTGCGCGTTTTGTTAGTCGCTTCCGTCATGTTGGTAACGACAACCTCTGTGCTGTAGACCTCGTCGGCGTTGCCGTTGTCCTCAATCAGCTCCGCGAGACGGCCAAGAATGTTGCGAGAGCTGCATTCAGTGTCGAACCCGGTGTCATCGAGTATGTAAAACAGCTGTTCGAAGACTTCCCTTGCAGTCTCTGCACGCGGACGCAAAACCTTGCTTTCCTTGAACTTCTCTTCAAGTTCCCTAAGCCCAGTCACAATTGCATTTCTGTACTCGTTCATTAGAAGAAACCTCCCCATGTGAGTAGCGCGAGCTGGATAGCAAGCGCGAGCAGTGAGATAAAAACGTCGTAGTTCTCTTCCCTCGGCTCCCCGTGGTGAGCTGCCACGACTGCGATGTTTAGTACGTAAATCGCGAGCAAGATTATCTGAGGTGCCCCCAGCTGGAACGAAATCACATCCGCCCCCGCTCCACGTTGCGCTTACGGCACGCTTCCATGTACGCGGTGAAGTCACGGACACAGTAAGCCGCGAGCAAATTGCACGTCGCCTGTATCACGTCGGCGCACTCGTTCATCAGGCAGATGACGTTGAACCCGTCGCCTTTCTCGTCTTGGTCCAGGTCATCCCACAGCTGCCACGCGCCGAAGATCTCGGCGGCTTCCTCCAGCACCTTCAACGCCTGCGCCTTGTCCGGCTTGACGTCCGCGAAGGTCTGAACGGTGCCTATCTCAACGGCCATTGCGGCCCCCTTTCTCATAGCTGAAGCACCCCGCCGCGTTGCTCGACGGGTTTTGCGGCGAATCCAAAACGTTGACGAAGATGTGCAGCTTGCCGCAGTAGTACACCGGGGCCGCATGCTCCCCGAAGACCTCACGCCTGAGCTTGGTGCGCTCGGCGTCGAGCATGAAATGGCGGCACTCTCCGCAGTGGTCGCGGTAGCCCGCGCTGTCATACGGCATCGTTGGGCACCACCGTCCCGCAGTATGGGCAGCGCTCGAACATGATGTCGGACGGCCACTCGCCGCCGCATTTCTCGCAGATGCAAGTGGTTGTCGGCGGGTCTATGAGGTCGGCGAGATGCAGTAGGTCTTCGTAGTGAGGAAACCCGCGAACTCCGCAAAACACAACATATAGCGCGGCGAACGGAGAGTAATCGGGATCGTCTTGCAGGTCATACTTGCGTCTCTCGGCTGCACTTCGTATATTCGCCGCCACGTTGCGGCGCTCTTCATCAGTAATCATCGTCTTCTCCTTCCTGGTAAATGAGGTCGGCAAGCTTCTCAAGGACAACATTGAAGTCGTGAAGGTCCTCGACGCCGAGCACCACCTCGGCAAGCTCGTCGAAGAACTGCTCCTTGTACTGGATGAAGTGGCAGATGGCCAGGCTTCGCAGGTTCTCGGCGACCTCCCGGCGCTCTTCGCTAGCCACGGTCGGCCTCCTTTGCCACATGGGGTGAAGGCTGTGGGGTTAACTCCCCCATACCGCAGGCCAGCCCCGCTCTGGTATTCCAAGCCTTGATTAGGGCTTCTTTCGCCGCGCTCCCAAGGCCCCAAGAGCACAATTCGACGTAGCCAGCTATGGTGGTGTCCTCGCATTCGCTTGGCCAGTCATGATTGGTACAGCGGATTACGTAGCAGTTAAGTCCGGTTTCCACCAACTCGGGTTCATGGCCGCAGAACGGGCACGGCTTGAGTTTCAGCTCGTCCATTAGTCCTCGCCCCTCCCCGCGAGGGCCTTGGCGCGGCGGAAAATGTCACCGGCAACGGCACCCCGACAATCTCCGCCGATGGGACAGGGGGACTTGCACCCGTTACAATTCGACGCCTTGCCGTTAAAGTAGGAACAGGAGGTACCACCGTTCTCAAACTGCTTCACGTCCTCCTCCAACCGCTCCCAGCTGTCGGGGCGGCTAAGGTGGAATTTGATGAGTGTGTCCATGATGGCCGCGCAGGGTCTGCAAAGTTCAGCGACCCACCCTCCATCTGATTGGCGATAGCAAATCAGACGGACTGTAAGCTCCTCGCCGCCATCGTCGTACATCACCTTGGTCGTGAGCGGCACGACCTCGCCGTCGGCATCCACGGGAGCTGGGATGCCCTCGGCCCATGTGAGCCGCGCTAACTCGTCCTCAATCTCCGCAGCGATCTCCTCCGCGTCGTGGTAGGTAAGGCGAAACTCACCCTCACCCGTGTCCCGCTGGTTCTTTATCGCCTGCCTGAAACGCTTAATACCTTTCATACGTACTCCTTTCAGTAGTTGTTTGCCGTAGCCGGGCATCCCACGCCGGGTTCCGCTCCGCCCTAGCAGCAATTAGCCCTGCCGCTGCGGGTTTCTTTGCGTTGCTGTTCCGTTGCTTGTAAACGCTTCACCCTGCCCTGCCGTTGCCTGCCTGCGCAGAGAACTGCTATGCCTTCGCTGGGGATTGCCTTACTTCGCCGTCGCGCTGACACGCATTGCTATTCCGCTGCATGTCGTGGCTGTGCCAGTCCACGCCGCGCCTTGGCTGGTCGGTTCAATGCCATTCCAGTGCTCTCCTGAGCAGTGCCTCGCCATTGCGGTTCCATGGATGGCTTTGCCGTTGCCGCGCTACGCATTGCCTGGGTAAGCTCTGCCGTAGCTTTGCTGGGGTTGGCAATTCCTTCGCTGAGAAAAGACGTGCTATGCCTTGGCAACGTCGTGCTCTGCTGTGCCTTTGCCATGAAAAGCTTCGTCTCGCTATGCCTTAGCGGGTCGTTTCCTAGCTGGTCCGTTGCCGAGCGTGGGTTAGCTGTGCCTTCGCCTTGCTTCGTAAAGCTAAGCCACCGCTCGTAAACGCCTGTCAGCGCATTGCCCCGGCACTGCTACGCTTTGCAACACCTTTGCGGGCCTTTTCTTGGCGTCACCGTGCATGGCTTTGCCAATGCGTGGCTCCGCCACGCGCGGCCATTGCAGATCCACACCCTGCGGTTCCGTCGCTTGTTAATCGATGTACTCGTAACTAAAGCGGCCCTTGCCGGAGTTGCGCCACTGGCCGATTCCGCGATACCTGCCGTACTGGAGCCATTCGTCGATGGTCGGCCAAAGCCCGTCATCGAACGTCATGATGGTGAACTCGATGAAGCTGCCCGCCGGGATGGTCTCGGACTCGGCGAGGGCCACGCGCTCGCCCTGCGGGGTCTGCGCCCTGAGCGGCCTGATGCAGTGCGGGGACTCGACGCCCTCGGGGGTGTGGTACGGGATCTTGCGCTGCTCGATGAAGATATTTCCGTCGATGACCTTCTTGTAAGCCTTGAGCTTGCTTGACTTGGTCGCCTTGACGCGCCAAAGAGCGCCGCAGGAATCCTTAAAGAAGCCCTTTACCTGGTAGTCGTAGATGTAGGGGGTTCCGTCCTCAAGGCGCGGGAAGACGGTGATTCCCTTCTCGTGCACCTCGTCGACGCCGACGGAAGCGACCTCATCCTCAATCGTCTTGGCGTCCGGGGACTTGCTGGCGATGTACTCGCGGTAAATGTCGGGGTTGTTCGGCGAGGTCCCGAGAACCTCTTCCGTGAACGTGAGGCGAACGCTTTTCTTTCCCATTGCTGGTGTCCTTTCGGTTGGTAACGCCGCCGTGGCGAGTCGCTGCCACGGCGGCGTTTACTAAATCTGCGTCTTGCGGCCCTCGCGCCTGATTAGGTGCATGACCTCGGCTTCAAGCCGTTGATACTTGGGGTCGTACCGGGAAACCCCAAGGCCGCTTGTGATGATCAGTCTCGGTGAGTAGCCCATTGCGTACATCCGCAACACAAGCTCGCGGCCCTTGCCCGTGAGGGCTACCGACTTACCACCCATCTATTTCCCCCTTCCATTTCTCGACCGTTTTTCAGTGATCTTTGAAGGGAACTGTTCTTCGTGCTTCCTTCTCTGTGCGTCCATGCGCCTATGGCAAGGCGTACAAAGCCAAATCACGGAAAGAGGTTTTGAGTAGTCGTGATGATGAGCTTCGATTCTGTGTTCTTTCGAACTGCACCCACACCCAGAACAAACAGACGGTCTTGTTAAATCACCGCTTGTAATTGCGGCTTCAACACACTTTCTGGCGTTCTGCTTTGTCGGGTGTTTTGCGTTCGTTGCTAGCCGAGTTTTGAGAATCCTGTCCGGATACATCGTTTTGTATCTAGAGACGTTCTCCTTAATCGTGCCGCGTTTCATCAGGTATCTCCGCCTGTTGTATTTCCTAAAGCACTCACGGCATGTTGACTGACGGATGCCTGCTGATTTGTTACTCCAATTGAACTCGGAGATTGGCAGCGTTTGCCCGCACTTGCTGCACTTTTTCGTATCCATAGTGCGGGCCTAATCAAAAGGGATATCTTCGTCGTAGAGCGCGGGCTGCTGCGCCTGCGCCGGGGCCGTCGCTTGCATAGGCACCGCCGCGACGGGCTGGCCGTACTGCTGCGACATGTAATCCGCCGCCTGCTGCGGGTTCATGGCCTGCTCGCGGGGCTTCGCCATGAGGTCAACGGAGTCGACGGAGATTTCCAGCTTGCTGTGCTTCTGGCCGTCCTTCTCCCATGCGGAGTAGCGCAGTCTGCCCTCAAGCGCCACCTTCACACCCTTCGCGAGGATGCGGGAGAGGGCTTCTGCGCGAGTGCCGAACAGCACGCAGTCAACGAAGTTCGGTCGGTCCTCCCACTCGCCGGACTGGGCGTTCTTGACGCGGTCGTTTACGGCGATTCCAAAGTGCAGTATCGGCGTCCCGCCCGCCGTCTGCCTAAGCTCCGGGTCGCGGGTGAGGTGGCCCGTGACGATCACTCGGTTGATGCTCACTGTGCCACCTCCTCCGTCGTGGACTCGACCTCAATAGCATCCGTGGTCTGGCCGAACACCTGATAGCCATCGGAATCAAGGACGATTGGCGAGGTCTCGTCATCCGCAATGGCCTTCGCGACCTCAACGGAACGCGGCAGCATACCTCGGTTGAACGCGCGGCGAAGAACGGTCTTCTCGGCCATGGCCTCGTAGTCGGTTTTCCACGGGCCAAAGTCGCCAGACTTGGAACGCGCCTTGATCTTCTCGATTTCCTTCTTGCTCATTTGCAGGAAGACCAGCCCGCCGTCCTTGAGGTTCGCGGAGAGGTAGACCAGCCGCAGCTTGTCCGCGTCGTGGCTCGCATCGAGGTCGGGGCGGTAGCTGAAATGGATTCCGCTCTCGTCCTCCCAGTAATCGAACTCGTCACCCTCGTAGACGCACTGGGTTCTGAGCGACTTGACGAGCTGGCTGCGCTGAACAAGCTCGACCATGCCGTTCTTGCCGAGGATGAACTGCGCCTCCATCGAGCCCGTCTTGCGGTTCTTGTACGGGAGGATGTAGGCGCGGCCCATCCCGTCCACCGCGCTAGGCTCAAGGCCGAGACTCGCGCAGCGCAGGCAGCAGGACAGGATGGACGGAACGCTGCACTCGGCGAGCTTGGGGGTCTGGTTGTAGGCAGAGATTGCCATCTGGGCAAGGCGCTCGGCCTTGAATCCCTTCGGCATAACGGCTTGGAACTGCGGGCTTACCTTCTTGACGAGGTCCGCGAACGTCGCGGGCTTGCCCTGCTGAATCTCCTGCTGGGCCTTAGCGATTGCGCCCATTGGCTACTCCTTTCGTGGCTTGAAGACGATTCCGCCGTCTCGGACGGCCATCTTCGAGTACTGGTCTGCGAGGTCGGGGTGGTCGGCCTCGAACTCCTTCTTGTCGAACTGGTTGACGGTGTACCTGCGCCACGAGAACTTGCCCGCGTCGCACTCCAAGGCCGCGTTCTGCCCGATCTCCTTCTTCAGCCGGTTAGACGCGTCCTTGAACGCCTCCTCCGCCTGGGCCTTGGCGTACTTGGCGCTGATGTAGTCGGCCATCGCCTGCGACATGTCGACATAGGGGACCTCCTTGCCGCCCATGCCGCTGACGGCGAACACCGCCGCGCCGTCATCCCTCGCGCCCGTTATCTCTGGCGGCTCGCCCTTCAAGACGTGGTCGCACCAGAAAGCGTCTACAGCGCCGACAACGGCTGCTTCGTCCTCCGCGTCGCGCATGATGCGATACTCGCGGTAATCAGAGCCGCCGATAAGGACGGCCACGTCCGCAAAGGGCCTTCCCGTGACGCTGAGGTAGTGGACCACCTGCGTCTGGTAGTAGACGGGCACGCCGTCTTCCCAGTCCTTGGCCCTCATCGCGCCCGCCGTCTTGATCTCGAGGACGCCCCAGCCAAGCACGGGGTCTTTGACCTCGTAGTCAAGGGACGCCTGCGCCCACGGTCGCTTGAGGTTGCGGCAAACCGCGTTCACGCGCCTTACCTCTCGGGCCGGGTGGTTCTCCGCGTACTCGCCGCCGACGATGGGTTCCAAGACGTTGCCCCAGTGGACGGCTGGTTTGTCCGAAATGTCCTCGGGCTGGTAAAGGCCCGCCTTCTCCGCCCACACCGAGTAGGCCGAGCGGAAGGCCGAAAGGCCCATGATAGCGGCCACGTCTGAGCCGCCGATTCCCTTCTTACGCAGGTCAAGCCATGCGTCGCGGTCATCCTCCGGCGTTCGGATAAGCTCAAACACAGCGCCCTCACCCTTGATTGCCATCGGTGCCACCTCCGTTCACTAGCTTTAACAGGCGCACGAACTCCGCCATGGTCATAGATACGTGCTGGTCTTGCGCCTTGCCCTTGCCGTACCGCTTCCAAACGACAACGCCGACGCACGCGCCCTTGTTGTCGCGCTCGCGCTCCGCCTCGCGGTACCACTCAGGCAAGTTGTGCTGACCCCGGTATTCCTTGCACTCGATCACGACGGGCTGGCCGAGAAGCTTCACGCCGCGCACGTCTCCCAGGTCGTTCGCGCCGTTCTTGACTTGACGGTCAACGTCCTCGCCAAGCTCGTCGGCCAGGTAGTCGGCGATAAGGCGCTCAAAGGAGCTACCAGCGCACTTCGCGCTCTTCCTCGTCCTGCCCATCGTCTTCACCGTCCTCGGGCGGGTCACCGTAGATTCGGTTCTCCCGCTGCTCGTCGGCGAATATCCGGGCGAGGTCCGCCGCGATCTCGTCGCTAACCCAGGTCATCGGCTGTTCTCCTCAATCCAGGCGTCGAAGTCCGCGCACGTGATGAACGTGCCGCGCTCCGAGCACTTCGGGCGGAAGAACTTGAGCCGCCCGGCGTCGTGCTCCTTCACGAGGATTTCCTGCGAGATGCCCGAGTACTTTTCGGTCTGGGCCAGCGTGTAGCACATCTTGGGCTTAAACCCGTAGGCCATCGCGAACGCGAGCGCCCGAGAGTTGGCGGGCAACGGCTCGTTCTCGATGGACTGAATCAACGTCTCGACGGCGAGGCTCACTTGGAACCGGAAGTCCTCGAACCTGCCGTCGCTTGTGGTGGTGCCTGTCTTCTTGGTCAACGCTTCTCCTCCCTCCTTCTCATTGACTCGACTGCGTTGTGGCACTGGGCGCACAGCAAGACGAGGTTGCCTATCTCGTTCGTGCCGCCCGCCGATAGCGGTTTGATGTGGTGGACGCCGCCTGAGATGGTCTTCCACGCCCCTGTGGCGTCCATTGCGGCTATTTGCCTGCCGCACCGGGCGCAGTGGCCAAGCTGCATTGCTATGACCTGCTGCCGCGCCGCGTGGTAAGCCTTCTTGTCGTACTCGCGCCGCCACGGGTTGGCTTCAAACCGCTTGCGTTCCTGCTCCTTCGTGCGGGTGGTGCCCTTGTGCCTGACGCGGCACCTTGGGCAGCTCTGCCCTATCGGGTAGGGCTTGCCGCACTTGGGACAGACCCTAGTCCTCATTGCGCGTTCTCCTTTGCGCCCGCTTCTTCTCTTTCTCGTAGAGCTTTTTGCACCGCTTCTCTGCTTCGGCCTGCCGCCGTATGTCCGCCTTGCGCCGCTCGTAGCAGCAGACGCACATACCGTGCTTTGCCGCTGCAGAGTTGAGGGCGATCGTGTATGTCTGGCAGATCGGGCAGACTTCGCCTGGGCCGCGACGGCCTAGCGAAACCCCGAGACGTGAAGCCATAAGCTTCACTGACGCGGAAGTTCTTGAAAGCGCATTTCCTATCGCTTCCGAACCTTCCGACCTGTGTTGCCGCAGGTAGGTTATCTCGTGAGTAGTCCAACGTCGGTGCTTTTGCTCCAATGATACCGAGTGAGTATCAATAATTTCTTTCACTAACGCCCTGCACATTCCCTTGGCCGAGAGTGTGAGCTTCGGGGGCTTAGCGCAAGTACAGATGGACTCCGATAGCGGCGAGAACAAGCCCGCCCGCAAACATTGGGACGCCGATGTTGATGTACTCGGTGACGAACGCGGCGAGAACACCCGGCAGAATCCCGGAGACAGTAAGACCGAGCAGCAAGCCCTCAACCTTTTTTGGTATGATCATGTCTACCTCTTTTGGTAAACCCCGCTGTTTTGTCTTGGCCGACCAGTGGGGTCTTTTTATGTGACTCCCCGGCGCACCGGGGCCGTTCCGTGAGCGCACCGCGCCGCCGATTGGCTTGTAATGTTTGCCTTCATCACATGTGTTTGTATGTAGCCAATCGGCAGTGTGGCACGCTCACGCCCGAGAACCGCCGCAGCCGCGTTAAGGTACGGCAACTGTGCATGGTCAGTTGATGGGGGTCCGTTACGCCACTAGAGAATGGGGGGCATTCTCCGAAGAAGGGGGCACGCCTTAGCGCAGCCGTGGCGGTTCTCGGTAGCCCTTATTGTTCGCGGAGGGCTATCCGCGCAGCCCGAAGGCTGAATTCGGTATCCGGTTCTCAAGGTACTCGCAGCGTTTGCGCTGCTTAATGGGTGTTGTGCAAGGGCTTGTGCTAAGCGAGTTGCTTAGGGCAATAGCGCTTGATGAAGTAGATCTGGCCCTTGCCCGTCACCTTCGGCGTGCGGTTGATGGTCACATGGCCGTCTGAGTGCGTGACGGCAGTCTCCTTGATGCGGAAAAGGCCGAGGTCCATTGCACGCTGCGTCGGAACGTTTCTGTTGTTGCCGACGTTGCCCAGGTAGCCGTCCTCGCGAAGCATGGCGAACAGTCGGTTTTGGCCGACCGTAAGGCCGTTCTGGCGCATCATCTTCGCAAGCTCGCCAACGAGGCAGGTACCGTCGCTTGCAGCTACCGCGTCCGCGAACAGGGCCTTTGGCTCAAGCTCGGCGATACGGCTCTTCTGGCGGTCGATGGTGGCCTGGGCGATGACGAACGCGCGGGCCATCGTCTCTTCCGGCGTCTCGTCGCGGGCCACCATGTATCCGCCGTCGCGCCGAATGGCGGGGAGGACTTCATGTGTGACCCAGCGCTTGAAAGCCTTGGCTTCCGGCTTGCGCGAACGCATGACGAGCTTGTAGAAGCCGGGCTCGGTGACGGTGGTCATCTGCTGCCTGCCGCCAGGGGTGTCCACGCTGTGGACACCCTTCTCGTCATCATCGAGAAGTGCGATGGACGAGCGAGGGTTTCCAAGGTCGAGAATCGCGCAAATGTCCTTGGCAACGAACACCGGCTCGCCGTCCTCGCCGCGCAGGGCGCGAATCTTGCCGAACTTGGCGCTCACGAAAACCTGAATGTCGTTCATTGGTGTTACCTCCGTTCTTAATCGTCGTGTCCTGCGGCTACTCGATGCCGCACAGATCGTTGGGCGAGCAGCCCAGCGCTTCAGCCATCTTGCAGGCCGTCTCAAGCAGCGGACCGGTCTCGCCCCGCAGGTATCTCAGGATTGCGTCGTAGGAGACGCCCGACTTGTCGGCCAGCTCCTGAGCATCCATGTCCGCCTTGGCCATCGCCACTTTCAAGCTGTGGCGGACCCGGTTCTTGAACTCAGGCATCCGTGGCTCCCTCCCTTCTCATATATCAACGTGATTCGCGTTGCATTTCCTAGTATCAACGTGATTCGCGTTGCGTCAAGAGAGAATTGCAAAAATCTTTGCCATTAATACGTGAATCACGTAGAATTTTCGACAACAGAAGGAGGAGATATGTTCAAACTCTCGTTGAAGGCATGTCGTAAAAGTGCCGGGTACAAGTCCCAATCAGAGGCAGCAAAGGCCTTAGGGATGAAGGAACGGCGCTACGCCTCCCTCGAGCGTGAGGAAGTTGCCCTCACGCTGGAAGATGCCTACGAGATTTCCGTAGTTTTCGGCTGCACTCCTAACGACCTCTGCGACTGGTACGCCACACACCCGCGCGAGGAGACATCCACCGCGCCTCAGTGCGGCTCACGTCTCATGTCGGCCTACGACGAGCTGTCTGAGGAAGGCCGCGAGGTTGCGGTTAACGTCGTGTCTGGGTTAACGGCGACCTATCCCCAAGGGCTTGATTCGGATGAGTTGGTCGAAACGGCGTAGGTAGCGACGATGGGCGCACCAAGGTAACGATGCGCAATCAAAGAAATATTTGGAATTGCCCAAGTCTCGTTTACAAACCTCAAGGTTTTGCGTATATTAATCGGCAGTGATACAGCTCCCCCTAATCTGCGTGAATCGGGAGCAAAGAAGGGGTCGCTGCCTTGTATAGGCAGCGGCCCCTTTGATTTTGGAGATAAACATGGCAAAAGAGTTCAAGACCATCGGAGAGCTTGTATTGCTCCTTGAGTCACGCGGCGTTAAGACCGACGAAGATACTCCCGTGATCCTAAAACGAGAGAGCTACTACGCGATAGTAAACGGATACAAAGACCCGTTTCTTGACCGCGAGGCCATGCAGGCAAGCCCGTCCGACGTCTACAAGGCTGGTACGACCTTCGGGCAGCTTTACGACCTGTATTGTTTCGACAGGGATATGAGGGGTGCGCTCCTACCCTATCTAATGGAAGCCGAGTCGTGCTTGAAGAACGCCGTCGTGTACGCATTCTGCGAGAGGAACAGAGAACCAGATGCGTACCTCAACCGCGCAAACTACACATCTGCGAAAGACATGCTGCTCCCGCGCGGCTTCATGGGAGACAAAAGGGAAGAGCACAGCAAACGCCTTAATGGACTGATGGCTAAGCTCAACGGCAAGCTCGCGCTCAGCAACAACACCAGACCCTACGTCAGGCACTACCTGGAAACATACGGCAACGTCCCGTTGTGGGTACTTCAGAACGACCTTACTTTTGGCAATATCCAGCACTTCTATCAGCTCCAAAAGCGCGGAGTCCAGAACGCGACGTGCAGGATCGTCGAGGAGCAGGGAGGGCAACGGCTTGCGGCGAGGGAGCTGCTAAACGTGTTTACCGTGTTGGTGGGGTTCAGAAACATATGCGCTCACGGAGACCGGCTTTACTGCGCGGACATTAAAGGCTGGAAAGCCGATGAGATGCTTAGAGACTTGGAGATTGTCCTGCCTAAGGACAGGCACGAGAAGGTCACCGAGGCGCTCATATCGATCGGCGTGAAATACATAGGCAAGGTCGAACCATCTTGGTTGAATTCAATGTATACGGACCCGTCGCAAATACCGACGGAGTTTCGTCAGGATACCTAAGCAGCACTGCCCTAACGATGGCGAGGCCCGTCCTCATCGCCCTGGTCGCGGTGGCCGTGGCAATCGACACGATGAAGGCGCTCTACTTCTAGCGCCCATGGAAGATAGACGGCAAGCATATATGCAGCCGAGACAATGATCATCGAGACCATAAATGCCAAGATCTCCGAAACGCCGGTCTCGACGGCGACGCAGAACACGATGGGGGCCAGCCAGGCAGCAAGGCTCGCGGGCCCGAAAAACGCCGCCGGGATTAAATAAATGAGCAACCCGAGCAGCAGTTCAGCGATCATCACAGTGCCTTTCCCATATGCTGGGCGCATAGCTCCGCCGTTTCCATAGATTGGAGCTATTATGACACGTAGGATGCGCTCATGAAAAAGGCCCCGGGAAACCGGGGCCGAACGCCAGGCTTCGCTATACGAAAGGTATTGCGCTCTTGGCGTCTATCAAGAACTGCTTTGCCTTAGCCATCATGGAGTTTTCCATAAGGAACTCAACCCCGTCCATGGTGACGCGGGGCTTTCCCATGCTCACGGACAGGCCGCATGTTGTCTTGTCGATTGAGACGCCGATCAGGTACCCGTGCTCGACAAGCTCGAGGATTATTTGCTTCCAGTACTCGTAAGGTATTTCAAGCCTTTGCGCCGATATTTTATCGCCATCAGGCTCCGTGCCCTCCTTCATGCAGAGATACACGTAGGCGAGAATCTTGTACATCACGACGTGCATATCGTTTTGAGCCACGAGATACCCCTTTCCGTTAGGAGTGATTATGACACGTAGGATGCGCTCAAGCTTCGGCTGCGTCCAGCGCATAGAGAAAGACGTCTATCGCCTTAGGTGGTGGGAGGACGTCGCCGGGGAGTACAAGCGACGCAGCCGCAACTTCCGTGGCACGCGCCGCGAAGCCGAGCGGGCGTTGGCCGAGATACGCGCGGGGCTTGACGAGAATCGCAGGCACAAGCTGCGCCACGTCCCGACGGTCGCGGAGGCGTTCAACAAGTGGTGGTTGCCTGACGCCGACACGAAGCTTGCCGACGGCAGGTTGGCCAAGAACACGCACAAGTGCCGCATGAGCAAATGGAACAAGTACGTCGGCCCGAGGTGGGGCGGCGTGAAGGTGAACGAGCTTGACCCGTTGGAGATCCAGGAATGGCTCAGCGGCATGACCAAGAAGCCCGCCGAGGATTCTTTGGCCCTGCTCAGGCAGATACTGGACTTCTGCCAGATATACGACGTGGTCGGCGAGAACATGGCCAGAAGGCCCTACGTGATGCCGCAGAACTTCAAGAGCAGGAGCGACGGCGCATACACCCTAGACGAGCTTGACCGGATAGCGCAGGCGGCGGAAGGCTCCCCGTGCGAGGGCGCGATGCTGCTTTCCATGTTCGGCAGCGCGAGAACCGGGGAGTCGCTGGGCGTGAAGCTCGACGAGATCACACGCGCCGAGTCCCACGGGGTTCACATGACCGTGGCCGAGGTGAACAGGCAGGTGCACTCGGACGCGCGAATCTCCGAGGAGGGCGCGCTCAAGAACCGCCAGAGCGTCCGTGCGCTGGTTATCCCGGAGCCGTGGGGCGATAGGCTTTGGGAGATCGCGGAGAAGGCCCGCGCGGCGGGCGAGGTCTGGCTTTGCGACGCCGGGGACGGAAAGCCGCTGAGCCAGAACGCGTACCGCAGGGAGTGGCAGAAGGCCACGGCGGCGGCGGGAGTCGAGGTCAAGCAGCCGAGGGCCGCGCGAAGGTCCTGGGAGACGTTCATGCGCTGGGACATGGCGATAGACCGCTCGAAGGTTGAACAGATGATGGGCCACGCGCTGCCCGGCGTCACCGGAGAGCACTACGACAAACCCACCACCCAGATGTTCGTCGAGGTGGTGGGCGAGGCGTTTTCGCGTAGGCCGTTCAAACGCAAGTAGTATTCACTTGGGACTTTTTGGGACCAAAATTTAGAGAAAACGCAGGTCAGAAGGCTATAGTTTAGTCTTCCATGAACTATTGTGCTAACCCGTATAGTGTCTAATAAGTACGTCTAGCTGGTATTCGTTTAAATTTAAAACCATGTAAATCCGTACTAGTCTGAGGAGTTGGGACCAAATAGGGACCAAGATAGTCCTATGTAGTTCAAACTATTTAGTCCTATCCCCTAGCCACGATACCGATTACCAATGGAACTTTATCATACGTGTCAACAACGGCGGTATCTCCCTCGTTAACGTCAACACAGGCAGTTGTCATACGCACGTTCTCAACCGGCATAGGGTGCCCGTTCGAACCGTAGTCTAGGTTAAGCGTCCCGTCACTGTTGACTTGGCTAACCTTTGCGAAGTTGCGCACGATTCCGAGGTTTTGGCTTTGGACAGCCGAGTCTACTATCTGCCCAAGGGCACGACGGCCCATGTTCCGCATCTGCTGTGACTCGTCTCTTGTAAGCACTATGAATTCCTCCGTCTAAAGATTCGTGCTTCGCACGACACCGGGCATCCAGCGACCAACTTTATCGTCTGCGTCCTGATCTGGTAGCGCCCGTTGATCTCTCCGCTTGGATACCTGAGCATGACAACGTCGTTGAGCGCGGTGGGCGCGTAGACGTGCGAGAAGTTCACGCGCTCGATTACGGACTGCGCGGTCATGAGAAGCGATTTGGCGCGCTCGTTGGCGTAATGCAGCTGCTCAACCCACGTCTCACCGGGCGGCAGCTCAGAATAGCTGTAGCTCCTCGTGATGACGCGCCCGCGAGAGACGGTGGAAAGGTCGCTCTTGGGGTCATCGTCTATCGCTTCGCCAACGATGGTCTGCTTGTCGCCGTTGGCACCCATAGAGCCGTAGATAACAACGACATGGTTTGCTGCGCTGGTGTAGTCGCGCTCCTCCGACATTCGGCCCTCGAACTTGGCCTGCGGCCCCTCTGTGAAGTCCCACACGATAGGCTTCTCGGATGGGTCCTTGTACTTCTGCATGACGATACGACCCCACGGGTCGGTGAAGGCCGCGCGGAATCCGGCGAGGCTAAGAAGATCGTTCACCATATCCAGAAGAGTATCGCCAATCGTCTGCGTCTCGTCGCTCTTTGACTGCTGCGAGGTCACGCCTACGCCGTATGCGCGCGTCAGTGTGGTCGTGAAGTCCGATACGTCGGCGATGACCTCCAGCCCTGCTTCCTCGCAAACCTGCTTGGCCAGGGCAACGGCATTCGTGCCTGCAGGAACCGTGCGGGGCTGCGCGAACTTCATATCAAGCAGCTCCTGCAGCCTGCCGTAAAGCTTGATTTTGGCCTTGCTGTGGCCGGGATAGATCTCGCGCGACGGGATGACCGGGAGGAACGTGCCGAGACAAACCTCCTCGGTCGTGCCGTCCATCCATTCAAAATCAGCATAGACGCGCAGGAAGTCCGGGCCGAACGAATAGCGCCCGACCATCTCGAGCTCCGCAGACTCCTTGATGCGCGTATCGTCGTTTCTTGTAATGGACCCCCCGCGAATAACCGTGATGCGTTCCGTCTCATGTCCGCTCGCGCGAGACACGCGCATGAATCGGTACTTGGCCGATATGAACGGCTCATACCAATACTTATTCTCCATTTAGCGGCTCCCTCCACATGACCTCTTCGGGAGATACGGAAATGTCCCAAAGGGAGTAGTTCTGCGCTGCGTAGCCAAACTGCCACTTGCCGTGAGCGTACATGCGGTGGCCCCAGAAATCGCGGTACCAGAAATTGCCAAGCTTGCGGTTACGGGCAAGCCGCCTGATGGCTTCATACTCTTCGCGGGTGTGGACCACATACGAAAGGCTGCGCGTTGAGTCGAATGTACCGTCCTGGTAGAACGTCGGCAAAGAAGGCGTGTCCTGCCCAGTGGCGAAATAGTACGTCTCGCCCGTGTTCTCAACGTCCTCCTTACAATCGGCGTTAAGCCCGAGCTTCACAACGATCTGTGCGGCCGCGCCGAAGTTGAAGGCTTCCATGCCGTGCGAGTCGCACGAGACGGTAACCGAGTGCATGGCAGACGTTCCAAGCCTTGTGTTTACCGTCACCTCGTACTGGTAAGGCACGTTCAGCGGCGGCAGCGCATCCACGATTCTGTAGCCAAGCTTGAGCTTTGAGCCAAGCGTG